GTCCAGCTTCCTGTAATCCTTTTTCTAGTAAATCAATAGCGGCTGCTGTCAATGCCCCTGTTGGTTCAGTAATTGCTCTTACCAAAGAACTATTTAAAAATTCTTTACCAGCACTGGTACGCATGAATATCAAGAAAGCTGGGGCCGCAGGCCCCATTTCAATTAATTTAGAAATACCTTTTGCCACGTTAGTAGGCAAGCTAACAAACATACCTAAATATTTTGTTGTTGTAATGCTGGCGCCGCCCAGTGTAGCTGCACCTGTGGCAATACCTTTAAACATGCCTGACATTGCGCCAAAGAATTTGCTGGCCACTCCAGTATTTAAGGCAACACCAATGGCCAATTCTCCTAACAGTTTCTTTCTTAACTGTTGATACTTGTTATAGGCTTCTTGCTCTGACATTTTTCCAAAAGGAGAATCTTTGCCAGCTTTATAATCTTGGTAGTCTTCCTCTAACACGGACAAATCCACGTAGTATTCTCTTACAAATTCTAAACCCACAACAGTTTTTATCACAGTCATGGCTACATCGGGTATAAATCCCATCCTTGCCTGGGCTGCTGCCTTCATGGAAGCATTGGCACCACGCATTTTTAAGTAGGCTTTAATTTTTTCAAACCCTACTTTACTGTCAGGGTCAAATTTTCTCAAGTTTATTTTTTCTGTTTTAGCTACTGTTTTTTCTAATTGGGCAAGACGCTCAGTAACTTTCTTTTTTAACCACTTGCCGCCTTTACTTTGCCATGACTTAGGAATAAGTTTAAGTATTCCTGCTTTACCCAGCTTGGCAAAGCCAGGTGTAAACAATAGTACAGCATCTATGAATAGATCATTCCATTCGTCGTCAGTAATTGATTCAGGATCTTGGTTGTATTTGCCAATGAATTTGTATATTTCGTAGGCACTCCAAGCACTCATGCCTACAGAGATTGCGGTAATTATTGTACCTATTCCAATACCTGCTATTACAAGAGGTACGGCTTCATTCAATGATTCAGTTCTTTCAGAGACTATTTGATGGACTTTCATAATATATATTTATTTAAAGTTGAACTACGTTCAACTGTTCTTCGCTCACGCTCGAACTATTTTCTTTATTATTAATGCGAAGCATTTAAGTATTATCTAGATTGTTCAGTCACACTTTGCCCTTGCGGGCAAAGAAAATTGAACATTATCTGAGTTGCACAATCCACTTAGCGTTACAGCAGTTACAGAGGCGGTCATCCGGTACCTCGAGCTGTGTCTTTATTATGACGGCGGTCCACTAACATACGCTAACATGCTAGCAAACGTGGGTATTTCTCCCTCTTTTTGCCTTTGAAATCCTTGAAACAATCAAACCGCGGCAGCTTTGCGATCCTGGTCCTGTAAAGGATACTGATTGAGTGCTCTTAACGGCAAGAGTCTACGGATCCCTGCGACACTGGGTCCAGGTTTCTTCTGTTCGCCACCCGAGATTAGCCGGTGGAAGCCTTAACCGTTTAGTTGTTTGCCTTTGATGTGTGAGCCGTGTACACGAACAGCGATTTGTCCGTTGTAGTAGTCATCTGATTCTAATACCCGCCTGGAGAATTGTTCTCTTGCCTCGATATAACTACATTCAGCCTTTGATGTGCAGTAATAAATTATTTCTCTATGGAAATTTTCTCTGCCTTGTTGTTCTACGTCTTTGTTTAGTTGGTCGTTTGAGCCATAGTATTCACGCCAGTCAGAATCAATTTTGGATTTAATCCGCTTTTTCTTCTTGGTGCCGTTCTTGAGTTTTACTGTTTTATAAGTTGTTTTAGAAAATTTTGATAATTTCTTGCCTATATATTTTCGACCAGTGATGTTATTAGTGATACAATAGACAAATCCAATACATACTTCAGGTAAGGTTTCGACTATTGTGTTTTGATAATACCATGACATCAACTAGTTAGTTCTTATTGGCCTCTTGATCTTTTAAAAGTGATTCTTTGTACTTGGGACTTTTAACTTTTGGTTTAGTTGCCCTAATTGCCTGTATTTCTTCGCGCCTAGTGATTGTTAAGTCTCTTATTTCAGCCAAGAGCCGTCGTAGCTCGATACCAGCCACATGAGTTTGTCTAGCTTGCCATCTCTGGTGTAGCTTGTAGTACTCATGTACTTTTCTCATTAGACTGGTATGTGCGTCTTCCATCAATTTTCAATTTCTAAGTCATTAGCATAGCTAGTGAATCCATTTTCTTTAATCACTTTGAGTACATTGTTCACTCGTCCGATTAATTCGTCCTTGTGACTGATCAAATAAATGTTTTTCTTACGTTCCCTAGCCATCTTCTTTAAGACACTTAAGGCATTTTCTACGCCTGCGGCATCTAGTCCGTTGTCAATAAGTTCATCAATGAATAACAAGTTGATACTTTGATACAAACTTTCCCACACATCTCTAAAACTCCAGCTTAATCCTAAAATTAACCTATTGCGTTCTCCACGTGACAAATTGTCAAAGTCTAGATCCTGCCCAAGTTGTGTAATTTCCACAGTTAAATCATTTTGAAATACCACTGTGTGGGGTAATCCCATTTTATCCAAATAGTAGGTAAGCCTATTATTAAGGTAGGCAAGATTTTGATCTATGATCTTTTTACGGATAAAACTATCTTTGCTGGTCAGCAACTTGAGCAAAAACTCTTGATGGCCCTTAAGTACATTGAGATTGTTTATGCTATCCCATGTGATTTCTTGAAGCGCAGTATTACGCAAATCATCTATTTGTTCTTGATAAGGATCTGTTTCTTGCTGTCTAGCACCCAACGCAGTTTCTAAACTGGTTAAATTGTTTTGATGTTTAAGAGCTTCTTCTAGTGTATCGTAATAAGTTGTTGGCCTACCGTTGATATCGCCGATACCTTCAAGCTCAGTCACAATAATAGCATAGCTATCACTGAGGCTTTGAAGATATGTGTAAGCATCTGCTAGATTCTTTTCAGCAAGCACGGACATTTCTTCATGCTTGTGGGTGTGTAGCTCTTGCTCACAAGCTGGACAAGTGTTATTTTTTAGTTGCTCTATTTCTTTTGTGTATTTGGTTACACTTTTATCAGCTTGAATTAACGCAGTTTCAATTGTGGCCTTTTCTTTGTTAAGGCTTTTTATTTTAGCTGCTTGCTCATTGTATGTTTTTAACTTAGCGTGAGCTGTGAGTTCTCGTTCGATGTCTACTGCTTGTAGTTCTTCTATGGACTTGGTAATTCTATCGCAATCTGTTCGTTGCTGAGCATACCAAGCACTCAGTCTTGTCTCCAAACCAGTAATACTCAATTGAATTTTTTCATTAGACTTCTTTACAGCTTCGATATCTGCGTTCTCTTGATAAATTTGATCTTTAGTTACTCTCACTTGCTCTTTAAGAGCCTCTGCCTTTTCACTTAGTAAGGTAATGCCTAACAGTTGTTCAATGATAGCACGTTGTTCGTTGGCTTTCATGCTTAAGAACGGTTCGGTATAGGTATTCAAAGCCAAGATATGCTTAAACATATCGTGACTCATACCCATTAAGTCATCAAGGTCCTTTTGCGTTTCCCGCATGTCACCTTGACTGTCATCAGCAGAGTCAACAGAGTGTTCTTGATCGTTCACATAGAACTTCATGATAGCAGGTTTGCGACCCCGTTCAATCTTGTACTTGTTACCGTCTTTTTCAAAACTCAGTGTAACCAACATGTTTTTGCCATTGATCTTGTTGATCAAGTTATCTTTCTTGATATTGGTCAATGCTGTGCCGTATAACGCATAGGTTAAGGCATTGATAATGGTAGTCTTACCGGTACCGTTACGGCTTCCACTGTCATCTCCACCTTGATCTAGGTTTTCACCTAGTACAAGGGTAAGTTGTTCTTTACAGAAGTCTACCGCTTGGGTTTGATTACCCACACTCATGAAATTTTTAACAGTTAGTTCTTTAATTTTAATTGTCATAGGCTATTATAGATACTCAATAATACTTTACTATCGAAAGTGTCACTTTCGATATTGACCAACTGATTGCTCACAATTTGATCCACACTTTCAAATGCTTGTATATTGATATCAGTATTGATTTCAACTTCTTTCTTTTCAGATATCAGTGTTAGTTCTCTAATATCATAATCACTAATAAATTTTTCCTTGATAAAGCTAGCTTCTTCGTAGCTGATGTCAATGTCGAGACTTACTCGCAGATGCATCTTGCTGGTAATCAGCGTATCTGCTTCGTCAATCAACTGACTTAATTTAATAGTTCTAAATTTAGGACACTCTGTCCAGTTAATATACTGGGGCACACCATCCCACTCTAAAATCATCATGCCGCGTTCGTCGTCCCACGTATCAGCATAGTTGTGCGGAAACGCATTACCAATGTAATGCATATTTTGACGTTGTTGTCGTTTATGAAAGTGTCCGCTAAACCCAAGTTCGTAGTTTTTAAAACTATCCAACTGAATTTCACCATGATCCGGCATCTGAACCATGGCATTCATGAAGAAACTGGGCAATTCAAAGTGACCAAAGATATATTTGCCACCTTTCTTGCCTATGGTTTTCCATTCGTCTCCGACAAGCCACGGACATAAGGTGACGTCGCCAATAGTAGTAGGTTCGTGTACCACAGTAATTCCAGGAATATACTTTCCGAATTCGACGCTGTGAATATCCCGCTTGTCTTTGTAATAAAGATCATGATTACCAGGAAAGAAATAAAACTTATCAAAAGCCTGTCCCAGTTTCTCAAGGGCTCTAAGGCTGTAGTCCATAGTTGTAATATTAAGACTATTGCGGTTGTGATGCCAATCGCCCATAAAAATACCTGTATCAC